CCGTTACACCAAACACCTGTAGGCACGACTGGGAGTAGTTGAACCTTACGCCGATAGGTGTCCAGTTAATGTGCGTCGGGGTCAATAAGCCTCGCGAGAACGGGTTGATCATGAAGTACTCGTCAGAGAGCAGGGCTGCGGTCAGGGAGTTGCGCCAGTAATACCCGTTTGCAATTGGGTTTATCTGCACCTTGCCCTGGAATGACCACGAGCTACTTGCCTTTGTGAAAAGTACCGGTGTGGCGCCAGAGTCGAATATCACAGAACTGTTAGCGTCCCACATTCTCAATCCATAATCTGCCTTTGTTATTGATGCAAAAACGGCTGCAAACCACTTTCCATAAGGCCTATAGTCGATATTGATCGTGGTCAGTACAAACCCAGTCCAGTTCCCCGGACCGCCAGAAATAGTCATCCCGGTGTATAAATCATCTGGTCTGTCAGGGGTATTCCTGATGAAGATGCACGGAGGCTCAGGCGTTGTTATCGCCGACGGGAATGTAACGTAGGCAGTTGAGCTTCCCGAAGCCTGATAAGTCCCGTTGTATAGCGCGCATAGTCTTGGCTGTTCTGAGTCGATCTGAACGTAGTTACCGTCATTTACAACCGATAGGCCGAAATTCAATTTTTAAACCTCATTACCAAAAGCCTGAACTGAATGCTTGTGCTAAACCAATCGGTCTCTGCTGGGTTTTTATTTCTCACCTGAACAACGCCCGGCGAAACAGTCATATAAGGCAGGGCGCTGCTACAGTATTGGTTCGCAGCTGCAACTGTCGGAAGTACGACAGCAGTACAGTTCGCAGGATCAAACCCGGGGATGGACACCGTCACCACAGGGGTGACGGCCAGGTTGTAGAGCGCATTGTGCAGCACCTGATAGGTGTAGCTGTCGGTATCCATTTCGAGCACGCCATTCGCGCTCCACGTCCTCACTCCATAGGTCATGGCGAAAGTCTCCCCACCAATACACGCAGAAGCTCGTTGATGTCGTACACCGCAAGGCCATCGTTATTGAGCAGCGTCGAGCCACCGGTGCCAGCGCTGCGAAGCGTGAACGTGCCGGCCTTGACGTTGATTTCCAGCAACGGCCGCCCCTTGGAGTCAACCGCTTCAGATCTCAGCGTCATTCCCAGAATGATCTCCTGGATGAATGCCTTGTTGATGACCGCTTGGTTTATGAAGACCTGGCCACCACTCACCACGAATGGCGTTATCAGTTGCCCGCTCACCTCATCCACAATTGCGAAGCGTTGAGCGAACGCGAGGATCTCCGATGTATTGCCGTCAGAGCCCAAGGAAAGCCCTGCCATTACCTTCTTGCCGTTGCTGGTGGTTTCGGCCTTGATTGTCGTCATCGCCGAAACCTTACCGTCGGTGGTGACTTGGGCCTTGCTGACGACCTGAATAGCTGCCGAGTTATCACCGGCTACCGCCTTAAGGGTTTTGATCTCTTCGGCAGTGGCTGCTTTGTCAGTTGCCATGGCTGTCTGGACGGTCGTGATGCTTGCCGCGTTCGCCGCCACGTTCGCTTCGACAATATCTGTACGCTGCGACTGCGCGAAATCCCGCTCAGCAATTGCGGACATCAGCGACCAGGCCCCGGCCGAGGCGGTGTCATCACCCGCACTGCCCTGCTCCGAGCCTGCAGAGTCTGATTTCACCAGTGCATAGACGCCTTCCAGGCGTTCGGCAGTGGCCGTGACCTTGCCGTCCACCTCTTCGATAGCCGCCTTGTTCTGGCTGATTTCCAGCGCCATCGCCGCATTCGTTTCGGCGATGGTGCCCAGGTTGAACCAGTAGTTGGCGTTCGGCGGTGCGGTGTTGACCGGTACCGCCTTGGTGGCCTGGAACAACTGTTGGCCTACCCGGACCATGTCGCCCTTGACGTAGGTCTTTGTGGAGACGTACTCCAGAGCGTCGACCACTTCCGAGATCAGATCCTCCAGCTCCTGCTTGGCCTTCTCCAAGCGATCGTTGACCGAGCCCGGCCCATCACCACTAATCAGGTCGATTTCTTCCCGCAGGCTCTGGTACAGCGCGCCCTTGCCGATCTTCTCGGCGAAGTACTTGTCGTACTCCGTCTGATCAGAACTGGCCCGGCCATTCACTGCGCCCGGGATCGGCCAGAACGGCCCGACGTTGCCGGTACGGTCCACCAGGCGAGCCCAGAAGTAGAGGCTCGCCCCGGCCAGGATGTTCTGCATCTCATGCTTGGCCTGCGGGTAGCTGAAGTCGCTCAGCTTCACCGCAGTGGTTAGGTCCGGTGACTGGCTGTACCAAAGCTCCGTCCGCTGGGTGTCCTCGGCGCCCGGCGGGAAGCCCCACTGGATGCCAATGCCATAGACCAGGCTGCTGGTGGTCAGGAACGCCACCGCCGGCGGCAGGCCAACCTTCCCTTCCAGGTTGGTCAGGTTGGAGCTCTTCCAGATCGAGGAAATCTCGAAGGCGCTCACGGACCGAACCCGGGCCACGTAGGCGCCGGAGTAAATGCCAGTGACGTCGACGCTGGTCGAACCGGTGCGCTGCACCTTGATCCAGTTGCCGCTGTCCTTGCGCCACTCCACGTCATACGCGACCGCACCGTTCACAGCGGGCCATGAAATGTTCATGGTGCTGATGGCGATGCCCTGGTTCACGGCATAGCTCGACGTCAGTGTGACGCTCGCCGGCGCCGGAACGACGGTGATCGGCACAACGCTGATTGGGCGTTCTTCCAGGCGCGCGCCGGTGTCGATGTGCGCGAACTTGCTCGGGTCATACTGCACAGCCGATATCTCGAACACGCCAGGCTCCGGCCGCGCCACACTCACCACCCGGTACAGCGGGATGGCGAGGTCGTCGGCATCCAGCGCCCACACCAGTTCGGGTTCGGGCGCAACGGAGTAAGCCACGGTAACGGTGACCTGCCGGCCGCTGACCAACTGCACGGTGCGCCCCTCGCATTTGCCGTCGGGCAGGTTGAGGATCAATCGGTCACCGGGCTTGGCGTGGGTATCACGGTCCAGCGTGATGACCTTGCCGTTCACCGCAGAGATGCGCCCACCCACCGGCCGACCGGCCAGGAGTTCGTCGGCGATCGGGATCACGTAGCCAGGCAGTGGGATACGCCCGTCGAGGCCGACCTTGAAAGTAACGGCCCGGTCCTTGGAGTTGGTGAGCAGCGCCCACTTACCGCGGCGCTGCGCCTCAGACTCACGAGTGCAGCCGATGGCACTGATCTCCAGCGGATTGTCGCCGTAGCGTCGCTGCAGCTTGGCATCTGTAACGGCAGTGACGTCGGTGTCGTAGTTGTTCGCCGGGTTGTCGTAGCTGATCAGCGCGCGACTGTACCGGGTGCGCTCCGACGCGCTCGAGTAGGTGAACTTGCTGTCGATCACATTCGCCCGGGTGTAAGCGAAGTCGAAATCAGTGGCGCGCGGCATATCAGACAGTGTGAAGACCTGGCCCTGGGCCCAGTAGGTCATGCCCCGATAGATCGCCGAGATGTCGCGCAGCAGCGACCAGGCATCAGCTTTGCTCTGCAGGTTCAGGTTGCAGATGAAGCGCGGTTCCTGGCCGCCCTTCCCGTCCGGCACCAGTTGGTCGCAGTACTGCGAGATGCGGTAGAGCTCCCACTTGTCCACCATCCACGGCTTGATGCGACGGCCCAGGCCGAAGCGGTCGGCCGTCGTGATGCCGTATGTAGCCCAGGTCGGATTGTTGGTGTAGGCCTCTTTGAGCGTTCCGTCCCAGATACCACTGTATGTCCGCGACACGGGGTCGTAGTTGCTTGGGACCTGCCATTTACGAGCCTTGCAGCCGACGGTTACCGCCGGAATGCTACGGAACTGCTCGGCCGAGAACTCGATGTAAAGCAGCGCGGTGTTCGGATAGCGGATCTTGGCGTCGATCACCTCGGTGAAGCCCGCAATCTGCATCGTGTCCGAGATTTTGTTGTTGTTCTGGTTGATCGTCAGACGGGTGATGCGCATCAGCCAGCCAGTGGTGGCCCTGGGCAAATCGATACGGCGGGTGCGCTCGTAAGTGCTGGTGGTTTTGCCGTCGACAGCCTCACTCAGCACCTGCTGATAAGCACCGCCGTCCGTAGCCAGTTCGACTTTGTACTCAATCCGGTAGCCGTTGATATTGCTGTCGGCATCTACGGACTGGAGCGCCGGCCAGGCAAAACGCACGCGCACAGCCGAAAGCTGGGTGTTACTGATTGCCCGAACCCACGGCGTGCCGCTGCGCAGCTCGGTACTGATGGTGGTTTCGTTCTCGATCGAGGGGATGCCCTGGATATAGGTCTGGTCCACGGCCCCGGTGCGCCACTCCCACTTCACATTCGGGAAGTTCATGTTGCCCTGGGGGTCTTGCAGCGGGGTGTTGTCGAGATAGATGTCGCGCGCGGTGGGCGTGCCTTCGAACTCACCCTCCCCGATGGCAATCAGCATCTTGGCGATGGCAACAGAGCGCAGGCTATCCGGGGCTTCCGTTGGCGTTTTCGGCTTCTCTTCGCCGCCCTTGGCGCCGTGAATATCAATCTTGCGTGCTGCGCCCATGCTTTTCTCCAGGCAATAAAAAACCGCCTCATGGACGGTTGCAGTGCTTCAGGTGTTGGCTACATCTGGTCTTCGGCATAGATCGCGGCACTGATGATCGCTCCTCCTACTCGCCGCTTGCCGTAGCAGAGCGGTACCGGGTTACCAGATGCAGTGGTGTTCTTGGCGCTGCCGAAGGCATAGCCGGGAGTGTTCTCTG